AGTAGATGAGGTTGATGATGATAATGTAGCCGTATCACATATTTCCAGAAGCACTGTAATAATGCCTTTTAATACTGTTGTTTTAGACCCTGCTGTAAATAATTTTCAGTTAAACTATTTTGACGAAATTAATGAGTGGACACGAAACGAAAATGGGAATATTTTTACAGGTAATTTATTTACCAAATACTACACTAATTATATAACAAGTGTTTTTAATTCAAAACAAAGATTAGTTAAAGTTACTGCATATCTTCCTGTAAGTTTTTTATTAACTTATAAATTATCTGATAGACTTATAATCGCTGATCAACAGTATAAAATAAACTCAATAAAGACAAACTTAAAAACAGGTAAAAGTGATTTAGAACTTGTTATTGATAGATTTGTAACATTAAACACACCATAAATATGATAAAAAATATAATTGATAATCTGCCAAACGTAGAAGCAGATACAGAAAATTTAAAAATAGCAAAAGGAAAATACCAACTTGTAACAAGTATTAAACAAGCAATTAAAGTATTTAAAAACGAATTGAAATGGCAGAGCAGCAACAAGAAATAGAGTTTGTCTTAAAGACTAAAAACGCTCAAAAGAACGTAGGGGACTTAACTGAAAATTTAGAGATACAAAGAGGTGTATTAATAGATTTAGAAAAGCAACTTTATGAATTAGAAACTGCACAATCAAAAGTAGCTAAAACTAATTCAGCAGGTCAAAAGTTTTGGGGTGACCAAATAAAAGCAACCAAAGGAGAAATCAAAGGCGAGGAATTAGCTTTAAAAGATTTAAACAACCAAAAAAGAGTTGCAAGTTCAGAACTTAAAACCCTTGTAGGACAACAAAAACAAAGTGCAGTAGCAGGGTTGCAACAAAATAAAATATTTGTAGCAGTTAATAAAGCAACAGGTGGTTTAGCATTAAAGTCTTTAAAATATTATAAAGGTTTAAAAGCAGGTGCAAAGGCTATAAAAGGTTTTAACGCAGGTTTAAGCGGAATGAAAAAAGCACTTATTGCAACAGGTATAGGTGCATTAGTTGTAGCAGTAGGATTGTTGATTGCTTATTGGGATGATATTACAGGTGCTATTAATGGTGCATCATCTGAACAGAAACAACTTGCAGAAGATTCAGCTAAACTTACATTAGAAGCAGAAAACCAATTAGCAGCAACAGAAGCAAGTGAGAACACTTTAAAAATGCAGGGTAAATCTGAAAAAGAAATACTTGCATTAAAAATTGCTCAAACAGATGAGATAATTGCATCAACTGAAATTCAATTACAACAACAGAAAGACTTAAAGAAATCTCAAATAGATGCAGCAAAGAGAAATCAAAAAATTGCTGCAGGTGTTATTGCATTTTTAAGTGCGCCTATTACTATGTTATTGGCAGCAGTAGATGCTTTAACCTACGGACTTGCAAAAGTAGGAGTTTTGGATAAAGGAACTAACCTTGCAGAAGACTTTGCTATGGGTGCAGCCAAAATGATTGGTTTTGATCCAGAAGCAGTTGCAGAAGAAGGACAGAAAACAATAGACGAAACAGAAATAAAGTTACGAGATTTAAAAAACAAAAGAGACGGTTTTAAATTGCAACAAGACGCTGATGATAAGAAAGCATCAGACAAAAGAAAGAAAGATAAAGAAAAAGCAGACCAAGAAGAATTAGAAGCTGAAAAAGAAAAAGCAGCAGCACTTGAAAGAATTAGAAAAGGTTTAATTGATACAGAAGCAGAAGAAAGAGCAGAAAGATTAAGGGAGATAAAAGCTGACTATGACGAGCAAATAAAACTTGCAGAACTGTATTATGGTTTAGAAAGTGAAAAAGTAAAAGAATTAAAAGCAGCACAAAGGTTAGCATTAGCAGACCAACAAACAGAATTTGACGAAGAAGATAAAGAAAAAGAGGAAAAGGAATCGCAAGAAGCTGCTGATAAATTAGCGTTAGACGGAGAAACAGAAGCAATGACTTTTGAAGAACAAAGACTTCTAATAGACGAAAGAAGAAAATTGTTAGATGAAGACGAAACTATTAATGATGAAGATAGGTTAGATTTAAAGAAACAGTTTGACGATGCAGAAGAAGAATTAGAACAGAAAAAACGTGCAAGTAAGCAACAAACATTAAACAACTTAATTGCTATTGGTGGGGCAGAAACAGGTTTTGGTAGAGCAATGTTAGTAGCTAAACAACTAATCGCTGCAAAAGAATTAATACAAGATGCCAGAAAATCTATAACATTAGCAACCAATGCAGGTGCAAGAAGTACAGTTGCGGTAGCAGAGGGTGCAGGTCAAACTGCAAAAATTGGTTTTCCACAAAACATACCAATGTTAATAGGATATGCTGCCCAAGCTGCAGGAATTATAGGTGCGATTAAAAGTGCAGTATCAAAGACAAAAGGTGCAAGTGCAAGTTCTATGGCTGCACCAAGAGCAGGAAACAGTTCAGTACCAACTGCAGCATCTCAATCTCCTGCGTTTAATATTGTAGGAGATAGTGGAACAGATACTTTGTCCTCTGCTATTGCAGGTCAAAACCAACAACCTATCCAAACTTATGTAGTAGCAAATGATGTAACCACATCACAAAGTTTATCAAGAAACATTGTTGAGGGTGCATCTTTATAGTAAAAGCAAAATAAATTAATTTAATCGTTATAAGTATATGAGAATAGTAGAATTAGTTTTAGACGAAGAACAAGATAACTTTATAGAAGCAATTTCAGTTGTTGAACACCCTGCAATAGAATCAGATTTTGTTGCTTTAAAATCGCAAGAGTTTAAATTTGCAGAAGCAGATAAAGAAAGAAAAATATTGATTGGTCCTATATTGATCCCTAACAAACCTATTTTTAGAAAGAATGGAGATGAAGAATACTATATTTATTTTAGTAGGGAAACAGTAAGAAAGTCCTCACAGTTATACTTGAAACAAGGTAATCAAGGTAATTCCACTTTGGAACATAGTAATACATTAGACGGTTTAACTCTCGTTGAAAGTTGGCTAGTTGAGGATAAGAAAAATGACAAGTCAAATATGTATGGAATGGACTTACCATTGGGAACTTGGGTAGGCGCGATAAAAGTAGATAATGATAATCTTTGGAATGATTATGTAAAGACAGGAAAAGTAAAAGGTTTTAGTATTGAGGGTTATTTTGCTGACAAGGCAGAATTGTCTCAACAAAACAAAGACAACGTTCTTCTAACCAAACTTAAAGAACTTTTAACCAATGTTTAGATTTTTTAAAACACCAAGTAGAACAAGTCCAAAAAACAGTCGTAGAGCTTGTCTATGTGATGATAATACTTATTCAAGAAAATGTTGTGACGGAAGTTTACAAGCACAAGGAATAGGTAACATAACTGCATCGCCAGAGGAAACAGAAGAAGCTGAAACTGAATAATGCTTAAACGCAAAACTAATAAATAAAATCGTTAATTAATTAAACAAAGTAAATTATGAGTGCAACAAACACGCTGAACAAAGTTAAAACACTTTTAGGACTTGAAGTTGGTCTTGAACAGATGAAACTTGACAATGGTACAGTTTTAGAAGCAGAGTCTTTTGAAGCAGGGCAAGAAGTTTTTATTGTAACAGAGGATGAAAAAGTTGCTTTGCCAGTAGGCGAGTACACTTTGGAAGACGGAACTATGCTTGTGGTAACAGAAGAAGGACTAATTGCATCAATGGGAGAAGTTGAAACAGAAGCCGAAACAGAAGAAGAAGTTGTAGAGGAAGAAGTTGAAGCAGACGAAGAAATCATTGAAGAAGAAGTGACCGAAGAAGATTTAGGTTATGTTTCAAAAGAAGAATTTGGACAAGCTATTGACGAAATCAAAGCTATGATAGACGAGGTTAAGGCAGGTTATGACAAACCAAAAAAAGAAGAAGAAAAAGAAGAAGAAGTTGAAATGGCTGAACTTAAAGAAGAATTAAGCAAGCCTGCAACCGAAGCAATTAAACACGCACCAAAAGAAGAAAGCGTAACAAAAGGAAAATTTAATTTCAATAAAAACAAATCATTAACTGCATACGATAGAATCGTAGCTAAAATTTCAAACATTAAATAATAAAAAAATGGCAACAACAACTAACATTACAACTACTTACGCAGGACAGTTTGCAGGAGAATACATTGGAGCAGCTTTATTGAGTGGTAACACATTGGCAAATCAGTTAATTACTATTAAGCCAAACATCAAGTTAAAAGAAGTGATCAAAAAAGTAGATTACGCTTCTGCAATAGCAGTAGGAACTTGTAACTTTGACCCCCAAGGAACTGTTACTTTAACAGAACGTATTTTGCAACCAGACGAACTACAAGTAAACATTGAATTATGTAAGACACCATTCCAATCGGATTGGGAAGCAGAATCAATGGGCTACTCGGCTCACGACCAACTGCCACCTAAATTTTCTGATTTCTTCATTGCAAGAATATCAGCAGACGTAGCAGCAGGAACAGAGTCAAGAATTTGGGGAGCAAACGGCTTTACAGGTTTATTTTTAGATGCAGCTTTTGGAACAGCCGGAGGAACTACAATAGCACCTGCAGCAGTAACATCAAGCAACGTAATTGCTGAAATGGGTAAAGTAGTAGATGCAATACCTTCTGCACTTTATGGAAAAGAAGATTTACTTTTATATGTATCACAAAACGTAGCTCGTGCTTATGTAAGAGCGTTGGGTGGGTTTGGAACTTTCTTAAACGGAGAAGGAAATTCAGGTACAGATGCAAAAGGAACGCAATGGTATGACGGAGGACAAGGACTTACTTTTGACGGAGTAAAAGTTGTTGTAGCAAACGGTTTAGCAGACAACAGAATGGTAGCCGCTGAAAAGACTAACTTATTCTTTGGTACAGGTTTATTAAATGACTACAACCAAGTTAAAGTTTTGGATATGGCTGATTTAGACGGTTCTCAAAATGTTAGATTTGTAATGCGTTATACTGCAGGAGTTCAGTATGGTATTGCTTCTGACATTGTATTCTATGGAGCATAATAATTAATCAAATTTACCCTTGTCTTAATAACGAGGGTAAGTTTATAAAAACATAAAAATGAGTTGTACTATAAATAAAGGAAGACTAGAACCTTGTAAAGATAGCGTTGGTGGTATTCAAGCGGTTTATTTCGTAGATTACGGAACACTTGGAGATATCGAATATGAGAATGCTACTTCTAGTGAAATTAAAAATGTAGCAGGAGTGGCTGCAGTAGCACCAACTGCTTTTAAATATGTTCTTAAAGGCGCAAGTTCATTAGAGCAGACAGTAACATCAAGTAGAGAAAATGGAACAACATTTTATGACCAACTTGTAAACTTAACTTTCAAAAAATTATCTGTTCAATCACATGATGAAGTTGCTTTAATTGCAGTCGCAAGACCTCACGTTATTGTAGAAGATAACAATGGAAATGCTTTTTTAGTAGGTACAGAATGGGGTGCTGATGTAAACGGTGGAACAATCGTTACAGGTGCAGCAATGGGAGATTTGTCTGGATATACTTTAACACTTCAAGGAATGGAGAAAAAACCTGCCAACTTTTTAAGTGGCGGTGTTACAGGCGTAGGAATTACTATATCTACTACTAATATTACAGATATTTAATAGTAACTTACTAATTAAAATAATAGGGTAGCCATTTGGTTGCCCTTTTTTTTTATCTAAACTTTTGCAAATGTTTTTTATTTTCTCGTTATACCTATATGATAGTATTACAACCAATAAGCACAGAGCAAGTTGTAGGTGTTATACCAAGAGAAATACTTTTGGTTGATGACGTTTACTTAACTTTGACAGATAATACAACAGGCGAAGTTTTTGAAGACACAGGTCTGATTGCAGAGTATTCTGGTGACTTACTTAAATGTAAATTCACCTTAACACCACCAATAAAAGATGATAGATTTTATTCTTTATTAATAGGTAGTATATTACAGAGAGATTCTGTTTCAGATGATTCTTACATTGTCTACAAAGATTTAGTTTTTTGCACATCACAAGAAACATATCAACCAAACCACAATACCTATAATATTAATAAAGGTGTATATAAAGAGCAAAAAACGAGTAATAATGATTATATAGTATTATGAGTAGAAGAAAACCAACACAAGGAAAAATCAATGTTGTTAATTTAAGCAACTACGTTTCGCCAAACATTGAAGTTATCAAAAATAAAGAATGGGTGACTTACGGTCATAACAATGAATATTTTAGATACTTACTTGACAGGTATAATGGAAGTCCTACAAACAATGCAGCGGTAAATGGAATATCGCAAATGGTTTACGGTAAAGGTTTAAACGCGACAGATAGCAGCAGAAAACCAGATGAGTACGCACAAGCAATAACATTAATTCACAAGAATTGTAACAGAAGATTAGTTAATGATTTAAAGTTAATGGGGCAGTGTGCTATACAAATAATTTACTCAAAAGATAGAAAGACAATAGCAAAAGTAGAGCATTTACCTGTTGAAACATTAGCAATGGAAAAATGTAATGAAGACGGTGATGTTGAAGCATTTTACTATTTTCACGATTGGCAGAACATTAGACCACAAGACACACCAACAAGAATACCTGCGTTTGGTTTTTCAAAAGAGCCAATAGAAATATTGTACGTTAAACCTTACGTTGCAGGGTACTATTATTTTAGCCCAGTTGATTACCAAGGTTGTTTGCAGTATTGCGATTTAGAAGAAAAGGTATCAAACTTTCACTTAAACAACATCAACCACGGTCTTGCACCAAGTATGCTAATCAACTTTAACAATGGTGTACCCAATGAAGAAGAAAGAGAATTAGTAGAAAGAAAAATACAAGAAAAATATTCTGGTAGTAGTAATGCAGGAAAGTTTATTTTATCTTTTAATGAGAGTTCAGAAACTGCAAGTACAATAGATGCAGTACAACTATCTGATGCACATAACCAATACCAATTTTTATCAGACGAAAGTATGCGTAAGATAATGGTAGGACATAGAATTATAAGTCCAATGTTATTAGGGATCAAGGATAATAGTGGTCTTGGAAATAACGCTGATGAGTTACAAACTGCAAGTACATTAATGGATAATACAGTTATAAGACCATTCCAAGAATTACTGTTACAAGCATTTGATGAGATTTTAGCATTTAATAATATTAGTTTAAATCTATA